GCTCAAGCCACGATCCAAGCGTACAAGATGCTCATAAACAGGCTAGACGCACCAGAACCGGAGCAAGAAAATGGCAATGCAATATGACGTTAAACAAGGGCACCTAAACCAAAGCGGTTTTTTTGTACTTGCACGTAACCGTGTAAAAGGTGTTTCTTTTTATGGTGGTGGCGGAACTTTAGTTTTGTTTGACACAACCGTAGCCCCAGTAACTTCAAGCGTAACTTATGGTCGTAGTGGTACGACTGTAACTGTGACTAAAACTGCTCACGGCTTGTCTACGGGCGCTGTTGTTGGTATTCACTTTGTTGGTGGTTCTGGCGGCGCGGCTACAGATGGTAACTACACAATTACTAGGACAGGCGCTGACACGTTTACGCTGACGGACATCAATACTGGGAATATTACAGGTTCTCCAGCAGCGCTTTATGTCAGTGGCGCAAATCGTTGGTTAATGACTTACGAAACCCATTCATCAGATGAATTCCAAAACGCCCCCATTATTCCCGGCGAAGGCGTGTTGGCAGTCAATGGAATCTACGCTTATATGAGCGCAATTGACTCGGCGCAGATTTATTATGGCTAAGTCTCCAGCATGGACTCGCAAAGAGGGCAAATCCGAGAAGGGCGGCTTGAACGCCAAGGGACGGGCCTCGTACAACGCGGCCAACCCCGGGAAACCCGGATTGAAACGTCCTCAACCAGAGGGCGGGTCCCGGCGCGACTCCTTCTGCGCTCGAATGAGTGGCATGAAGAAAAAACTAACAAGCGCGAAGACGGCGAACGATCCGAATTCACGTATCAACAAGAGCCTACGGGCGTGGAACTGCTGACATGAGCGATACGCACGAAACGACAAAGCATGTTGTTGATGCGCTGTCGATAATGACTGTTGTGGGAACCCTAGTGGAAATGTTGCCGTCTATTGCCGCAATCTTTACAATTGTGTGGACGGTAATCCGCATCTGGGAAACTGCAACAGTTCAAAATTTGCTGGGGCGCAAAGGTGCGCCTAAGGAAGAATAACCATGGCGGGCATAAATGACTTGGTGAAAGGCGCTGTTGGCACATTGGCCAAGGATAAAGTGTCCCAATATTTATCGCCCGCGCAGATGGATTTTATTACGTTTGCACTCAATCCTCAGGGTTACCTTCTCGATAAAGGCGTTAACGCAGCCGCCAATGCGTTAGGGTATGGCAGTCAATATCGTGAGTTAAAAAGTGGGGCGCAGGGCGAAAACGAATATTACAAAGAAGTAATGCGCGACTCTATTGGTGATATGTTGCCGGGCACAATTGGCGATTTTGTACGCGCCACGCCTAGAAATACAGAGACTGACAACACTCCTGCTGGCGTGTATTACGATCCAAATGTCGGTGATTTTGTGCAATCATCAAACCCGATTCCGGTAAACTCCGCTAGGTTTGAGAACACTGTTCGAGATATGGAGTATGGTACGCAAGTACCCGGGCAAGGAAAGTTTGTTGGGGCACTGCCCGAGGATAACGCAATCTTCCAAAGTAATGTTAGTAACCTTCCGTATGAGTTAAATTCAATTCCTACAGAAGGCATACCACAAGGTTTAGATGTAGATAGACTGCGCAATGTAATTTACGGACCTGCCCCAGAAGTAGGGCCGCAGCCAGAAACTGTTTTTTCCCCCGGTAGTGGGTTTGCCGCTAAATCTGGTGGCAGTGGTGATTTGTCCTACACAGAGATGCTTGATATATTAAATTCACCGTCTGGTTATGGCGGCGGTGGTTTTGACGGCGGTGGCGATAGCAATTATTACGGCGACTTTGATACCAGCATGAATTTTGGTGGCGGCGGAGGCGGCGGTAAATACTACGACGATTTTAGTAGCCAAGCCTACGCTAAAGGTGGCCAAGTTTGCGGATGTAAACACTGATGCCAAGCACAAGTAAGAAACAACACAATTTCATGGCAGCGGTGGCTAACAACCCATCGTTTGCTAAGAAAGTAGGCGTCCCACAGTCCGTGGGCAAGGACTTTAACCAAGCGGACAAGGGCCGCAAATTTTCTGAAGGTGGCGATATGAAAAAGATGAATATGGGCGGATACGCAGATGGCGGTATGCCTATGAAAGACGGTAAACCTGCTTTTGTTGGCGACGGCAAAGGCAAAATGGCTAAAGGCGGCATTGCTACTTCTTTGAAAGCTCACGCTGCGGCTCCCGCTTCTAAAGCACATGGCATGAAAAAAGGCGGTATGGCTCCATCCAAAATGGGTTCAGTCAAAACTTCCGCTACTCGAGATGGTGTCGCGTCTAAGGGTAAAACCAAAGGCAAGATGATTAAGATGAACATGGGCGGCAGAGCCTGCTAACAAGGAGTTAACATGAAAAAACGTTATAACGGTGAAGATAACAGCTACATTACTTCCGAGGATAGTAACAGTGGTATGAAAGAAGCGTATGACGTAGGTCAAGCTGAGACGCGTATTAACAATGCCAAAGAACGTATGCGGGCTGAAGCTGAAGGCGCAAGAGACGAAAACAAAATTACCGAATCTGGAGATCAAGGCTTTGGTGGCCCCGGTTCTAGTAGAACTGTGAAAGCTACACCTAAGGCCATGCCTAAATATAAGCCTAAGAATGAGAGATTTGATTTGCCTAAATCGACCGCTCGCGATACTGGTAGTGATGTAGACCGTATGGCTAAGCGCGGTAAACCCGCAGCCGCAGCCGCCGACGACACCAAAATGTCTGTAGCAGACCGCGCAAAAGCTAGTCGTGAACGCGCTAGAGCCGGTAGCGGTACAACCGATAGACGTTCTGTTGGCGAGCGTTTAAAGTCCGCATTTGGTATGAAGAGCGGCGGTTCTGTAGGTTCTGCTTCACGTCGTGCTGATGGTATTGCTACCAAAGGTAAGACACGCGGAAAGATGTGCTAAATCATGATGGCCTGTCGTGGTATGGGGGCCGTCATGCCCTCTAAAATGCCCAAAGGCGTGAAAAAAGCACGCCGGGATGATACTGACTTCACGCAATATGCTGAAGGCGGGAAAGTCAACGAGGCTGGCAATTACACTAAGCCTGATCTGCGTAAGCGGATTGTGTCTCAAGTAAAAGCCGCAGCGACCCACGGTACAGGCGCAGGACAATGGTCTGCACGTAAAGCACAGCTTGTGGCTAAAAAATACAAAGATGCTGGTGGAGGATACAGAGATTGAAAGCTCCTCAGAAATCGCTCAAAGATTGGGGTGACCAGAAATGGCGCACTAAGTCTGGTAAACCGTCAAGTAAGACGGGGGAGCGGTATTTGCCTGAGAAAGCCATTAAGTCTTTGTCCCCGCAAGAATATGCAGCCACAACCAAAGCTAAGCGTGCTGGTAAGGCGTCTGGCAAACAGTTTGTAGCTCAACCAAAAACCATTGCAAAGAAAACGGCAGGCTTTAGATGACCACTACCGGAACCACACTGTTCAACATGGACTTCACGGAGATCGCCGAGGAAGCGTGGGAGCGTGCGGGTCGAGAAATGCGTTCTGGTTATGACTTACGTACAGCACGTAGGTCAATGAACCTAATGACGATTGAGTGGCAGTCTAAGGGTATTAACATGTGGACAATGGAGCAGGGAATCATTAACCTGACTCCGGGGCTTAGTACGTACGCCCTACCAACGGACACGATTGATTTGCTAGAACACGTCATTCGTACTGGGTCCAACACTGCTTCTACGCAGGCGGACTTAACCATTACACGCATCAGCGTTTCTACTTATGCAACTATTCCAAACAAGCTTAGCCAAGCTCGCCCAATTCAAGTCTGGATTCAAAGACTCTCTGGCGAAACTAACCCAACGAATGCGGTCTTGGTGGGCGCGATTACGTCAACGGACACCACAATAACGCTTAGCACGGTAGTTGGGTTAGCAAACGCGGGCTTTATCCGTCTTGGCACAGAAGACATTTACTACGGTTACGTCACGGGTAATACCTTAGGCGGCGTGTTCCGTGGACAAAACAATACAACCGCCGCTGCGCAAACAAATGGTACTGCGGTCTTTGTGCCTCAGCTTCCAGCCGTGACTGTCTGGCCTACACCTGACAACTCAACGCCCTATCAGTTCGTATACTGGAGGCTCAGACGCGTTCAAGACGCTGGCGCTGGGGTAAGTACCGCCGACATGAATTTCCGCTTCCTGCCTTGTTTGGTAGCGGGCTTGGCGTATAACATTGCGGTAAAGGTCCCCGAATTGATGCCACGAGTTGAGATGCTCAAGATGATGTACAACGAGGCGTTTGAAATTGCCGCTGGCGAAGACAGAGAGAAAGCCGCAGTTCGGTTTGTACCGCGTCAACAGTTTATTGGTAGCACGTAATGGGAAATAGGTTTGCATCCGGCAAAAAAGCGATTGCCATGTGCGACCGCTGTGGCCAGCAATACCTACTTAAAAAGCTTAAAACAGAAGTTATTAAGCAGAGAAAGTATCAGTTGTTGGTTTGCCCTGAGTGCTGGGACCCCGACCAGCCCCAGTTGATGCTTGGTACATTTCCTGTGGACGATCCACAAGCTTTG